GCCGCCCTGTCCACGTACGCCGCGGATGTAATGATCCTTCGCGTATGCTTTCAAGTTAACGATTGTGCTGTAACCAATGTTACCTGTAGACGCTAGGTCACCAGTACCGACTGTACCGTCTGAAGCTGCCACCAAGTGGCGGTTTGCAGTTGGTGCAAGTACGTCTGCTGCGAACTCGAGGTCGCCCAAGTTCAAACCTGTAGCTGCTACGGGGCGTGTTGCGCCGTTTGGACGCTGAGTGTAAGCGACACCTGACAAAGTCAAGAACGCCAGCTGGTCGATACGATCAGCGTACCAGTAGGCAAGAACGTCACGAGAAGTTTCGCGGAAGTTAATGATAGACTTCTGATCAGCCATACGACCTGCGAGACGGTTTGCGTTACGCATTTGGTCGATACGAATGACAGTATCATATGCCTTCACGGCTTCTTCGTTGTTCTCCAACGCGTAGTCACCTACTGCGCCGTCGCCTTCTAGTTCTGCAATCAAGGTAAGAACAGCGCGTGCGCCCTTCTCTGACTTAGTTAAGTCAGTTACCTGTTGAACCAAAGCGTTAGGACCTTGACCTGCAAACTGCATGATGAAGGAGTTGTTGCGTGCTTGACGCCAGAAATCGCGTGACCAAACCGTTTTTTGTTCGTCGGTCAGCGCGGCAAAGTTAGTATTCGCCATTTTGCTTTCCTCGCAATAGAAGCTAATTTTGGGCTATGCCCACCTTCTGGCCGTATCGTGGTCCAACGAAACAAAAAAACAGCTTTTTTACGTGAGTGAACACGGGGGCAGTTTCGCCGCCCCTCACGTTCGTAATGTCGTCTACGAAATACGAAGCTATAATAAGCAGTACTTATTATAGGTTAGCCGAAGTCTCCGCGCAACTTACGAAGTTGTTCATCAGAAAGTTGATTTAATTCCTTATCAGACATCTTGAAGATATCAACTACATTATCGTCACGAGAACGCTGTGACTCTCCGCTTAATTTTGGAGGTTGCTGCTTCGCCGCCTGCGCCTTTTTCGCCGCAGAATCTGCGGTTTTCTTGGCTGTTTTATCCGCAATCACTTTCTTATCGACAGCATTAGGGATAACAGCTGGCTCATCAACTGCTGCGTTAATGGACGCAGACTTTGTTGTGTAGCTTACAGCCTTGTTCAAAGCATCGACCGCCTCGTACCCAGCGTTCAAAAACCCTGTCATGAGCTCATTTGTCTCATTAATAAGGTCTTGATCCGCTTCTGAAGAGTTCAAATCTAGGTACGGATGCGCTGCCGTGATGTCCTTAACAGCTGATTCCAGGCGAATTTGCGCTTGAGTCTGCTGAGACGTCTGCTGCATAGAGTTTTGTAGCTCAATTTGCAGCTGCTGGCGTTCCATGGTGCGAATTTCACCGCGGATTCGCTTCGCTTTCTCCGTTTCGCCGTCCATAACGGCTTCCATGTACTTGGTTTCAGCGTCATCAAAGTCAAAATCGACATTTTGCGGCTGAGTTTCCTGAGTTACCTTGGCTTCAAGCTCTTTTAGCTTGTTTTCCAGCTGCCGACGCTTCGCTAATTCCTGATCTAGGCGATCTTTTGGAATCATATGAGACTTTTTCTTGTCGTCCTCAACTGCTGCAGGCTTCTGACCTTCATCATCAGCATCATTCGACTCATCGGTATCAGCAACCTCGGGTTCTTCGCTTGTTTCAGCCTCTTCATCAACAGGAGCCTCAACCTCATCGGTATTTTCGACCTCTTCGACCTCGGAAGAAACCCCAGCTTCTGCTTCTTCAGCAACCGCCGCCTGAGCCTCCTCGGTTTCTCCCAGTCCAACGCTATCTCCTCGATCGAGTCCATTAACATCGTCCTCAAATTTAGCGGGTGTCCAGCCTAACTCTTGGTTTTCTGCTGCTTCACTCATTTCCTATTCCTGTATTGCTCTGGTTTTTAATAGCTTCCTGCGCCATCTTCGTTGCCGCTGAAAGTTCTGCTTGCTGCATGGACCGATCATGATTCATTTGGCTCATTTCGATACGTGCTGCTAGTTCTGATTGACGACGCTCCAACTCAGTTTGCAGTTTCTGCAGTTCCATCTCTGGTGCCGCGCCTTCTGAGCGGGCTTGTGCTGCCTTGAATTGCGCTTCTGCCTGCAACTTAGCCACTTCTGCCTCAAGTTTTGCGACTGTAAGCTGCATCTGCTGCAATGCCATCTGTTGCTGAATCTGTTGAAGCTGCTCTTGTTCTGGGCTGAGCTCGCGTCCTGACATCTGCCGGATCATCTTCGCCAACTCACCCTTACGGTGGAGATGGGAATACTCGACAATCATGTCGTCTGGGATCATGACGCCTGCCTGCCGTAGGCTTAGAGCCTGGGCAAACTGCATATCATGGAAGTTATCGCGTGCTGGTGCGTTAGACACAAGAATATCGTACTCACCGATCGTCAAATCGTTGACTACTTCACCAGTTTGCGGATCGATCTGGTTCACTGGGAACTCAGAGCGCGGCTTCAGTGGGTCGCTTTCGTCTGTGATCTGCATAAGGCGAGGCTCAGTGTAGAACGACTGAATCAGGTCAAGGACCCGGCGCGCTAAGATCTGTCGGCTGCGTCGCAGGTTCTCCATTGGAACCTGAATCTGCACTTGGCCAGCCGAGCGCTTGGCCTCAAGTGCAACACCTGAAACTTCTGGCCCTTCTGTACCGAGCAACGCTTCGCTGATTCCTGAGATTTCGCGGATACGCATTTGCGCTTGACCGGCGATACGGTCGAGCCCGGTTGGGATCTGATTCGGGCTGATCTTCTGTGGAGGCGAAGACCCTCGGTTATGAACCAGTACGAGGCCTGTCTCTGCGCCGCGTTCTGTCAATTCGTCTTCATCCATATTGGATAGAGAGCCGTTCTCAACAACCCAGCCAGAGTTAGCGGTAGTGTTCACGATGTGCAGTTCTTGCGACGCTACTTTATTTAACTGCTCCTGTGGAGACAGCAAGTTCCGTACAATTCCGAACGGCTTGCCGCGGCGGAAGTATGGGAAGTAAGGAACGATCGTAAAGTCAGAGTACGGTGACCAGTCGTCGTGCAGTACTACTTGGTCTGCTGTGACTGTCCATTTGACTCGACGGACGAGCTTCTTCGTGATGATGAGGCCATTTTGCTCAGCAAACGCTCTTGCGTCATCATCCGACATGTTTCCCGGCACTTGTCGCATATCGCCGGTCGCAGGCCGAAGGAAAAACGGCGTGTTAACAAGTTTTCTATGCTGACGCTCGATAATACGTACCGCTCGTACCGACGCCCCTTCGTCCCCGAGGGTCTCATCAACACGCCAATTCGAGAGGTCAGTATCTCCGAAGCCTTCGGTTGTCTCACGGAATTCAAAAGAGTCTCTTCCGTAATGGGCTCCGCTTTCAGCGATATAGCGAAGCGAATCGGCTTTATCTTTTCCATACATTTCCTCGATCTCATCCAGAGACATCCAGCGTGTTTTAAATACTTCCTGCCAGTTACGAGGGTCGTAATCTTTCGCGTCCGGGTCAGGGATAATATCAAGAGGGTCTTCAGACTCAATACGAATCTCGCCGTTCATGTGGTCGTCGTAGTCGATACGTACGTCGAAGTAACCACGGTCTTGCACTACACCGTCAGCAAACACCTGCGACTCGGTAAACTCGTAGTCGTTGTTGTCCATGATCTGCTTGAACACTTTCGACATCGTGTCCGCCAATCCTTGATCGGCGTTTCGACGTGGCTTGAAGATAATGTCTGCGCGCTGGGCTGACTGATGCCCTAACACTGTGTTCACAGTCGCCAGAATCGAGTTAATCGTCAGAGCTGGCCGCCCTTCTGCCTCGAGCTGCGCCTTATCCTGGTCATCCCACTGCTCGCCGCGGTAGTACGCGTCGCATTGCTTAGCTAAGTCGCAGTAGTCCAAGTGACCCGAATCACGAGCACGTGTGTATCGATTCCATTGATTCCTAGCTACTGTGATTTCCTGGCTTTTCTTGTCAGCCATTAGAGGGTCCCCTTAAGTTGATCAGTCTGTATGCAAAGTGCCTGGTAGTTAATAATTGGCCGCCCGATCTCTTCAATCAGGGCCGCTCTTTGCGCAAGGCAATCGTCCATGCGTTGATGAACGCCAAGCGCGCGAAAATAAAATGTGCCTGTCTCTACAGCTATTAGCATCAATACCCAAGTCATAACGCCCCCCGTTAAGCGCTCATCGGCGATCGATATTTGCCGCCCTTCATTAGGCCAGGCAGCTTATCTCTCCAACTCGGCGGGGGCGCTTCGGCTCGTTCTCGCCACGTATGAAATTCGCCCATCATCTGACCGAGCCACGCAAGCGCGTCCACTTGGTCGTCGTGTACCCCGTTCGGGAATCTGAGCAACTCATTCACAAGCAAATCTGTCCAATCTGTACCAGTCGGGAAGAACACCATGCCCTGCTGCATCCGGCCTTGGATTGCGCGAGCTCGTGCTTCCTTATCTCTCCGTCCTGTTTTCAGATCTTTGATGTACATCTCGTAGAGCCCGCGTTCACGGATCCGCTTCTCCATGAATGGGCCGAGCGCCATCTCGATGTGCCCGCGTTCGATACCAGTTATGGATGTACGCCATGTGTCGTACGTATCAAGGATCTTGTCGACTAACTCGCCGCCGTCCCAGCGGCCACGCTCGACGTGCAAAATAAACATGTTGTCGTTGGTGTCGATGCCAGCAACGATTCCGACCGAAAAGTCATTGCGCTCCTTCTTACCGATCGCCAAATCCCACGCTGAGTACAGAGTCATTTGATCTCTGTTGACCTCATGAGGTTTGTAGTACCGGATCATGGACCGCTGGAAATACGCGCCTTCGTCGGCGACCGGGTTCTGTTGGTACAGCGCTGACCAATCTCGGGAGCCGATCGCGTTTCGAATACGTTGCAGTGCGGGTAAGGGGTAACGATCTGGATGAAGGGCCGCGCCTGACGGACGGAACTCTTCGTCTTCTTCGGCGATCGCCGGGTATTTGATCACTTCCCACTCATCGCCGCCGGTCTCTTGCTCACCTAAAAGCCAACCAGCGAGATCGTCGTCATGCCACCTGGTCAAAATGACCAACACACCGCCGCCCGGTGCTAAACGTGTGTAGGCCGTTGAGGTGTACCAGTCTTTAATCGATCGCCGAGTCGTCTCTGACTCCGCTTCTTCCCTGTTCTTCACCGGGTCGTCGATCACCAGAATGTGAGCTCCCTTCCCCGTGATTGGACCGCCTACGCCAGCAGCCGTGTACCCACCGCCTTCTGTGGTTAACCATGCTTCTGCGCTTTGCGACTCTGGATCTAACTGACATTCTGGGAATACCTTGCTGTACAGAGGGTCCCGAATCATGGACCGAACCTTCCTTGAGAACCCCATGGCCAGAGAGCCGGAGTACGAACAGGCAATCACTTCATGTTCTGGGGCGTGTCCTAGGTGCCATGCTGGGAAACAGCGTGACGCAATTTCTGACTTACCGTGCCGAGGTGGCATGAACAGCATTAATCTTGGTGATTTCTGATCAATGACGTCTTGACTGAATTTCTCCAATCGCCGACAGATGTCCTTATGTACCCAACCGGCCATGTAATTGTCGTTATGACGCTGTATGAACGAGAGTAAATGCTTACGCGCCATAACGCGGCGCGCGATTTCGGCCTTGGCCTGCTCGGTAGGGCTAAACTCTATCTCAGCTGTCATAGTACACAAGCATTATAAAAGCGCCCGCGGCTACAAAAGCCAAAACCCAAGAAAAATACTGATTCATCTCAATCACTACTGATCTCCTTGAAGTCCCCTTCAATAATCGTTGGGTTGTCCATACCGGCCAGTTTGGCCAGATCCGCATCACTCATGTTCTCAAGCTGCTTCGCGTTGTTAACATTGACGTTAACTTCCTGAGTTTCGGGGGCGTACAGCCCCTGAAGCTTGCCTATCTCTCGAACTGCGGCGATCTCTTCAGTGGCGGTGCCAGCTTTGTAATAGCTCTGTAAAAGCATGTGCGACAGTTTTTCGCGTGTGAACTTCACACCTTCCATATGACTGGCGTGAATACCGTCGACTAATGTTCTTACGTCTCTATCACGTGCCCATTCTTCTGCCTGCTCGGGCGTAGCTCCTACTGCTTTACCTGCTGCCTGTGCACTGGCACCGGATGCTAGGTGAAAACAGAACATTTCTTTCTGACGACTGAGCGTTTTAAGGCTCTTGGTCGCATATACAGACTGAGCTACGACCTGCTGAGTGGTCGCGTCCATAGTCCTCCTTATTAGCAGTGCTAATATTTTGCCACGACGGCGAAAAAATTGCAGAAAAAAATTTTGAAAAAAATTTTGGCGGAAAGTCGTGTCCCTGTGTTTGTAGTTAGCTACTACGTCATACCCCTTTCCCCGATTTCGAATTGAACCTACTTCCGATTTATATTCCCATGAACCTACCCCCGATTTTTACCCTACCCCCCTCGCTGCGCTCGTCGATCGTCGATCGTTGTGTCATCAACAAAGGAGAATGACCATGAACAACTCTACTCAAGCACAAGTCAAGCACGTTCCAATGCCAGGTACCGCCGCAAGCGATACCGTACAGCGCATCCACAAAGCGGCTCTCGCAGATCGTGCCCGCAAGCAAGGCGTTGCCGTAAGCGAACTCCAGTACTAACCGACCGCCGACTCTTACGAGTCGGCTTTTTCTCGTTTATCGCCGATCATTGTTGACAGCGTACTTGTCATTGATCGCCGAGACAGCCTGTCAACGCTAGGCCGACAAGCAAATGGACCGTTTTGGACCGGCTTACATGGTCCAGCTACAGCCCTTACGTAGCAAGGCTCTCAGAGATTGAAACCCCTTGGACCTCTTTACTCTTATATAAAGCCTATAGGAGAAATAATTTGTTTATAAATTTT